CGCAGCAGACCAATCTCCCCGGCATCGGCAGTGCCTACGAGATGACCTCGTGGACTCTCTCGCAGGGAGACGCCAAGCTCTACAACGGAGCGACGACCACCACCCCGGGTGGCTTCATCCTCGTCGACACGCTGGGCTGCGAGTACATCGAGGTGTTCTCCTACGCAAGCAGCGGAACCCCCACCATCACCGTTCTCTACGCGGGGCTCTGATGCTGCAGCGTTCGAGAACCAAGTACATGTACGGCAATACGTTCTTCCGCACTCAGCGGGAACGAACGAAGTCCATTGCAGACCAGACGCTCGGCACCCTGAACTGGAACAACATCAGCGGATTCGCCGGCGAAGGCGCGAACGGAAACTTCGTGACCGTAACCGGGTTCACGAACACCTCCGTCCTTGAGATCAGCGTACCCGCAAACACTTTCTGGGAGGCAAACGGCGGATCCCTTCTGATCTACACGTCGCCAACCTCAAATGGCGCTGACATTACAAACTCGAACGTTGTCATTGTAGATCCGTCGGTCACGGCAACGAGCTACTACACGATCAGGCCGGGCGACATCGTGTCCTTCAACGCATACTGCGACATACCAATCGGTCCTCTCACGTTTACAGTGAGAAACTATTTCGGTGACAAGGCGACCATCGACACCTTCACTGTTACATTTACCTGACCATGACCAGCACACCCACCATCCGAGCGTCCGGCACCATCCCCGCATACGCGTGCGTCAAGATGACCACCACGCCCGGCTTCGTCGCCGTCGCCACTGCCGCGACCGAAGGCGGCGCCCAACGGAGAACCGGTTGAACTCCAGGCCGACGAAACCGATTACGTCACCATGCTTGCCGGTGGCGCCATCACGTCCGGCAACTTCCTGGTTCCCACCACCGGCGGTGCCGTGGTGTCCAGCACCGTTGGCCAGTTCATCGCAACCTCGAATGCGAGCTCCGGCCTGACCTTCAGCAGCAAGGTCAACAAGACCATCACCAGCTCAAACAACCTGAACTTCCTTGCAACGGGAACGGGCGCGCAGCAGGTGAGTGTGAACTCCAAGCTTACCGAAACCGTCAGCGTCAAGGACTTTGGTGCAATTGGTGATGGCTCAACTGACGACACGGCTGCAATTCAAGCTGCACTGAATAGCGGAAACAAAAACATCCATTTCCCGGTTGGCACTTACATAGCAGCTGGGCTGACGGTCACCAATACGGATATTTACTTGTTTGGTTTGGGGATCATCAAACTTAAGAATTCAAGTAACTACCCAATTCTCTTGGCTACAAGCGCCCACCGTCTCAAGATTGTTGATTTGACTTTTGACGGTAATCGAACGAACGCAGGAACGGGGACGTTTGCGGTTCAACTAACAACCACGGAAGACGCAACCCTTGAGCGGGTTCAGTATCTCAATACCAAGGGTGGCCTGAAAGTTTTTCAAAGCCCAGACACTATTGTTAGCTGCCAACGGAGTTATGACTTTAACGAAACCCAGGTTGAGATCAATGATTTGTCACACCGGACGCGAGTAGTTGATTCGTTCTTTGATGACAACGGAAACATGCCACAGGCCTTGCATGTCATTGACTGTGAAGCACAAGCTGCCGACTTGTTTGACTGCTTGATTACCGGCTGCGTTGTCCAAGCAGTTGGTACATCTGTGCAGTTCACCAACCAATTTGTCAAGCGATGCGTAATCCAGGGAAACATTCTTCGCAACAACTCCACATCCGGACAGGGCAATTGCATCAAGATGGACAACGTGGGTGTTGGATGCGTAGTTGATGGCAACTCCCTGTTCTTCACAAACTACGGCATCATTGATGCCTCAACAACAACCAAGGTTGTCTATCAAAACAATGTCCTGACCTTCAATTCAGTTGCTACCGGAACAGGCAACGGATTCAATATAGATTCGCCAGCAATTGTTACCAACAACACAGTCATCGGTGGGCTAAATGACGGCTATAGCTTTGGCAGTTTGGCTTCCAATTGTGTTGTAACTGGAAACATTGCACAAGACTCTACAAGAGACGGTTTCAATGTTGAGAATTCAGGGACACAAAACTGCAACTTTAGAAACAACTCAAGCATCAATTCCACTCGATACGGATTTCGTTGCGATGCGGCCAACAACTCATGGATAAACCATCTGATTAAAGATTGTGATGGCCTATATGGCGCATATGTTGCTGGCGCCACTTGTGAGATTGTTGATCCAAAAATTCAAGGCAACGTTGCTAACTATGTGCGGTTTGCCAGCACGGCAACGGGTTGCCGAGTTCGGGTGTTCACATCATCACACGCAAACAACTTGCCAGCCAGCAGTTACCTGTCGGTTATTGATGGCTCACTCAATAATCCATTGACCGTTACGCAGTTGAATGCGTTGAGTGCCGTAGAAGGTGCAAGGGCATTCTGCACTGATGCCAACGCTACGACATTTGCATCTACAGTTGTTGGCGGTGGATCAAACAATGTTCCCGTCTATTACGACGGATCTGCTTGGAAAATTGGTTAACCCATGACCGTAGAACAGAACAACATCGTCAAGCTATCGCTGCGAGATTGGGCTGGCATCATCGGCGTGGCACTCACGCTGCTGACCATTCTCGGCAGCGCATATCTCACGCATGACCGTTTGCTCATGCGGTTGGTCTCCCAGCAGGAGGCAATGAATGCGCGGCTGGACAAGATCGAGCGCCAGCTTGAGTCTCGCAACTAGCCTGCTGGTGGGGTGCAGTGAGCTCGCCAAGGTGAGCCGCAACGCAACTGCCATCCAGGCCGAGTCCCAGGCTCTCATCGACCACGGCATTGCCGTCGGCGACAAGGAGGTTGTGACTCGTGCGGAACGAATCAATGGCCTGGCTGGCGATATCCATGGCAGCATTCCTCATCTGGAGGACCGAACACCTGCTTGGCTATCGACGCTGTGGTGGGTTGCTGCTGCCGTGGCTCTCGTGGCTATCGCGGTCATCCTCTGGCAGACCGGCCTCGGCACCGCAGTCCGCATCGCCATCGGCTGGCTTCCCCGAAAGAAGGTCATTGACGCGGACCTCGCTGCAGGAATGCTCAATCCGGACAAACCTGAGGATGCGCGCGAATACGTCGCCGCGCGGCGTGCATCCGACCCAGAGTTCGACGCCGCGTGGCGACGACTTCACAAGAAAGGCTCGCAATGATCCTCGCTGACTTCTCCTCGTTCCTTGGTTCCCTCTGGTTCGCCGGCATGCTCGCCCTGGTGGGCTTCGTTGGCGGCTGGTTCCTCTGCAAGAAGTACGGCTCGAAGCTCTGAGTGAAGCAAGTACTTCACCCAGCCGGACGACAATGAGTGCGCGGGCGGGTCGCGTGGTGCGCCGCCCGCGCACTCTCATTTCCATCCTCAGGAGACACCCCATGCCACCCGAAACAGACACGCCCAAGGTCCCCACCAGCGGAGGTAAGGATGCCGCCGAGTGGCTGCACTATCACGGCCTCGCGCCTCGAAGCGTGGGCATTCGCTCGTCCGACTACCGCTCGCTCCGTACCTGCCCGTTCACCTGGTACCTCTCGCGTCGCCTCGGTCTGGTGAAGGCATCCAAGTACAGCGCCGCCCTGTCCCGTGGATCCTGGGCCCACCTTGCCTTCGCCGCGTACTGCCTGCGCAAGGACCGCGAGGCCGCCCTCGAGATGTACGACAACGCCATCGACCTCCGCCTCGAGGAGCTGCGCCGCTACGGCAAGTCCGCCGGCCAGTCCCCCGAGCTGGTCCGCGAGATCCTTGCCCGCGAGGAGAAGGACGCCCGTACCGCGTGGGCCTGGTTCTCCGCTGCCATCCAGGTCTCGTTCCGTCCCGACGGCGAAGGCCCCACCGGCAAGCTCGACGGGTGGCTGCGCGCCGTCAACGTCGTGGCCCAGGAACCGATGCTCCGGTACCAGGACTGCGTCATCCAGCCCGATGCGCTCATCACGTTCCCCAAGGATCCCGACACGCTGTGGATCGTGGACTTCAAGACCACGAGCGCAAGTCCCGTCGACCGATTGCAGGCGTGCCCCATCGAGTTCCAGACGCAGCACTACTTCCACGTCATGAGCCAACTGCCGCTCTCCGAGTACTCCGCCAAGCGGGTGGGTGGCGTCATCCACATCGCCGTGCAGAAGCCCACCATCGAGTTCGGAATGAAGGACCGTGCCTACACGCTGGACACCAGCCCGCTCAAGTCGGGTCCCCGCAAGGGCGAACCGCGCAACGAGAAGATCTATCTCGGCGAACCCGACCCGCACTTCTACGAGGGCCGCTGCTACCAGTGGTATGTCGGCGAGGACGAGTACCTACATCTTGCGCCCGAGCGACTGACGAATCCGTGCGTCAACATTTCTTTCACGTCATCGACGCATTTGCTTGATTCCAAGCTGGTTTCACAGTACAATTCGCGCCTCGAGTTCTGCCGTTCATATGCGAACCGCGAACCCTATCCGGACAACTTCGAGATGGGCGACCCGATTCAGGGCACTGGCACGCCGAGCGCGTACATGCCCTTCATGCTGACGGACCCGGTCGTGTGGCCGGACGTCGTGCGCGGCGAGAACTTCGTGCAACGGGACCGCGATGATGCGGTGCCCGAGGGAGACATCGCATGAGCAGACCCCATCCATTCATGCAGTTCGAGCAGGAGATCCTCGAGTCCGTCATCGCACCGAAGATCGCGGAGATCGTCCGCCGCTGCGGCGAAAACATCGAGTCCCGCTCATCGCTGCTCCTCCTCTTCAACGAGAACCACGGCACGAACATAACGATGGCAACCTTCTCCGAGTGGTGCGAGAAGCTGAACATCAAGTTCGAGCGAAAGGTCGTCGTGAGCATCCCCGGCTACAGACCGGCTGCCCGCGAAGTCCAGCCCGTCAGCCAGGACTCCGCCGACGACTCGGTCGAAGCGCAGTTCGACGAACCAATCAGCATGCCGGACGCTCCGGCAACCTTTGCGGCAGGCGAGAGGATGGTCCTGCCCGGCGGTATGCGCGCACCCACCTTCCTCGATTGAGGCATCATCATGACACATGCCCTTGCAACCGGTAAGACAATTGCTTCCAAGTACCCTTCCCTCGGCTCTTCGGTGGTCACTGGCCGCGTCCCTCTTGGGCGCATGCTCGGCCTGGTTGTTGGCGAAGCGGGCGCTGGAAAGTCGTTCCTGCTCCAGTCCAATCCCAACGCCTTCATCATCAACCTGGACGAGACGCCGGCGGTCTGCCCCACCAGCGAGGCCGTGATGTGGCCGACGCCCGGTGCTGACGGTCGGGCGCAGGACGAGCGTGGCAACCCCATGGTCCTGTCGTGGAAGCTCGTCGAGGAGAAGCACAAGCAGCTCGTCGACCTTGCCGTCCGCAACCAGCCGCGTCCCGAGACCGTGGTCATCGACACGCTCGGTGCCGCGATCCGCCTGCTCCGTCCGCATATCGCCAGCCTGTACGGTCGGGAGAAGTTCACCGACGTCGACGGCCGGCTGGGCTGGGAACGCCTGTTCGACACCCTGATCGAGTTCGGCTCGTCGCTGCGCCGTCACGGTTACGGAGTCTTCTACATCGCGCACCTGTCCCGCAAGCACATCCCGCTCTCCGAGAACCAGCACGTCGAGGAGTACAAGATCCTCATCTCGGACGGCCTGTACGCA